TGATAGCTCCATTTCTCCCATATCATGAAGCCGCAGCTGTCATACGGCGAATAAACTGAGCACGCTGTTTTTGCATGAAACCATCAACTTTCTCCTGAGAAACAACGTCAAACTTCCATACTTGAGGGCCATAGCTGAGTACATCAAGTAGATCAATTAATCCTTTTCGCTGCCCATACATCTCAGCTTCTTCTTTGATCTTTGTACAGTTATTAGCATTCAGCCATATCTCATGTGCCTCGATCATAGGGATGAAGTTCTCAATGCGTTCTTGCTTTGCTCCGGCATTGTTTGGGGTCTTCAGTGGTAGAAATGTAATTCCTGCTAGTTCAGGCCGATCATGCTTGTGGTCTTCGACAAATACGTTCAGATGATAGAGTAGATACTTCTGTGCTGCAACAGCTTCAACATAGACCTTGCGTAGCTTCCATTTGATAGCGTAGAAGAAGATACGTTCTACAAATTGCTTTGGTCCACATGCTTCAGCCCATTCATCAAGAACATGAACTCGACGTGGATTGCGGCTCACTCCTGTCACAGCAAGAGCGTGCCGGCAACGTCCATCTTTTCCTACATCCTGACCCATGTGTGATCCACCGTGGTTCGGGTCTATGACCATATAACGATCGTAAGAAGGAGAGAGTACATACACATCCGGCTCGACGTCACCATCAGCAACGTGGTGACGAAGCACTGAACGAAACTGTGCAACAGGCGCAACTTCAAAGAGTCTAGCCTTGTGAGCAGGAAGTTCTTTAGGAATTGAGATGGCATTGTTGATACGATCGAGATGGAAGTAGCGAAAGTCAGATAGATTGATTTTGACTTTACTAGGGTCGATTGGAAAATTAAGGAATTGGCAGCTAAAATGATATGAACCTAGCCGGCGTTTCCATTTGAGTAGAAGCTCTTTAGACCATTCTTCAGGAAAAATCACATTTCCGAAAGGATGCAGAGAGCAGCAACCACCCAAAGCAGAATGAGTAGTCCAGTTGAAATAAGGTTCCTCGGCTCTAATATGAGAGTTAAGATCGTCATGGCTCCAGCGATTACCTACTACAATTTCGTCAAAATCACGTCCGGGATTGTCGGGATTGCGATCAGTTGCTCCTACAAGGACTTGATGGTAGTCGATTGTATCCGCCATGACGATGGAGGACTTACGAGCTTCGCGGCCTACAAGATCGTCTTCTACGACTACGTCATAATGCCGAGACTGCAAAGCCGCACCGACACCGATGAAATCGTATGTTCCCTCACCGTGGGAACGTCCGGCTGGAGTTCTATGCTGGTGGAGAGAATCCTTGGTCCAAGTTTCTTTAGCCGTCGGCATAATCTCTGGGAAGAGCTTTCTAAAATGCTCAGTGTTTTCATAATGCCCAGCGACTTTAACTCCAAGCTTCACCGAATTTGTGATTGTCTCGGAAACGAGCAGAATTCTAATATCTTGATTGTGGCAGCGGTGCATCCAGGTGATATATAAATCTGAGTAACCAATGCTAGTGAAGAAGTCTTCTTCTCTGTGTCCGAAAGGAAGCGCACGCCAGATAGGGAAACCTTCGGTATAGACTGTGCTGTTATGAGTCGGAATGAAGCTTTCGGTGATAAGAAAGCTCTTATCTGGGGATACGACGGAAATACATTTGGTTCTAACGGAAGGCACCTCACAGATGTTAACAATATGACGCGCATTCACAATCTTAAGAGTCTCTTTTAGGCGTGCAGTCTTTCTTGGTAGCAAAAATGGGCTTTGTGCTCTCGTGGCATAGAAAGAGAAAGAATAATAAGAAGTTTCCTTCTCATAACCAGGACAATGTGTCTTGTAGTTTCCAATACTTCCAACTTTATAACCAAGTGATGCAGCTAATTCATGAGTAGCTATTACAAGTTGCTCATCACAATTTGCAAAAGAGCAGCTACCTCTTACTGAAGCTGACCCATCTGTGTCCATTAAGCCTTGTAATAAAAGTAGACGCTCTTCGATAGAGCCACGCAAAAGTGTAGAGAATAGGTATTTATTTCCTATTAAACGAAAGCCTCGTAGAAAGTCAGTAAAGTTATTTCCTGAGATAGCATATTCAAAAGAGCCACCGAGTTTCTTGACGGCATAACCAAAACTTTCTATGATATCAGGTATTTCTCTATTCTCTGAAGACAAACCACCTGAATAACTTTTACCATCTCCAAGCCAAGCACCTAACACATAAGGATGTATTGGAAACTCAATAGCTGTGTTTTGGATCGCCCCCGCAAGTCTCACCTTATAATTATGCTCAACCGTCTGCTTACCATTCTTAAACCTAACAGACTGGTAATCTTGTAAAAGTCGTTCAGTTGATCTAACCTGCTCTACAGTATATCCATTATTACGTGACGACTTTAAGTTATCAACAATCCACTGATGGTCTGCACCAGCAACCACTTTCTCACCTGTCGAAAAGGTAATCTCATAGCATTTATTAGCCTCGAAAATCTCACTAACACCAGCCACTTCTGTCTGCATACCATTACTAGCGTAAACTATATCACCGACTTTAACTTTTTCTATAGTTGTAAATCCCTGTGGTGTAGGTATTTTTGTATCTAGGGCCAAATCCTTAAAATGATCCCTGGGTATCTCTATGCCTTCCTTAAGGCCATCTTTCATCACCGTCAGACACATTTGGTAGTGGAGGTTTTTAGCTTTATCTGGGTTCCTGCTAAGACGAGTTTTGCCCAAGCACCAGGTCATGAAATAGTATAAATCCATATAGCAGTTCGCTCTATAGATCAGTCTCTTCTCGTCTGGGTCTTTCGTGATACCTGTAGGGATAAGATTATAACCAAGAATCGTAGAGCGAGGTACGAACGTCTCGCCGGTGGAGCCTAGGCCAAGAGTGTCTAGGGACCGGAGAACGTCTCGTACCTGCTGTTCTACGACTGCTTGGTTCATAGTGAGATTCTTTCTTACTGAGCGACAGTGGTTACAGTAGCAGTGGAGCTGACAATAGGGGTCACGCTCGCGGAGACATTTGCCGACGCTACCGTCGGATGCAGTTGAGAATGAATTTCAGCAAGCAAGGTTGCAGCTGCATTGAGCAACTTAGCAGCGGTAGTCTGAGAGGCAGGGTTCTTCACAAAAATCGAAGCTGCAAGAGAACCAAGCATCAGAGTGTCGTCAAGCACATCTTCGAAAATATTCGATACAGACATGTGTTACTCCTTAATCATGTTAGAGGTTAGGATTGTGGACGGCAAGAACCCTGTCCACTTACAGACTTCAGCTACGTAATTGTGAGTGTTGTTCTCACAAGGTGGTGCATATTTGTTGATTGCGGCTTCTACTGTCAGTCCAATATAAGACTTTAAAAGAAGTGTCTCCAAGGCATTCCAGCCATCTTCCGGCGTGGCAAATTTGGCAAATCTTCCTGTAGAAGTGACTGTCTTCTCCCAAGGGGCTTTGTCTAGGTCACCAGGATTGTTATTACGAGTAGGAAGATTACTAGTAGAAGCACCAAATCCCTCCATTCTAGCGATTGCTTGTTTGAATGTCAGCATTCAGGTTCTCCGTCTAGCTGGGCTAAGGTTGGTTTTGGTTCTATGCGTGTGCCATTAAGGTCCGGCAGAAGATAGAAACGTGGCGCCGGCTTAGGCTTAGGCTCTGACTTCTGTGCAATCTTAATTCGCTCACGGCGCATCTATTGTCATCACCTCTGTCCAATAAGGCCACTCAAAGCAAGAAGGACCGAACCACTGCGAGAATAGAACTCGCTTCCTCATCGACCAATCGGTCCAGGCCATGCAGGTCCAACAGCACTGACAATAGCAACCATAACAGCAACAGCAGCAACAGCAACGAACTTTGCGATATTCTTCATGATTTTCCCTCTCTCTTGTGAAATTGCGTTAGTCTTCAGCGTTCCGGCTCCGGCGCTTTTCTTTTACAAGTTTCATCATCTGCTCTTTATTTCCGGCACTGGCGTGCTATGCTTCTGGATCTTCTCTTAGTGAATCCGCCTCAGCCTCAAGCTCTTTGAGTGCTAGTTGCTGGTCTATAGAATTTAGTGTGTGGCTATTTGAAAATTCCTTGTTTGCTGCCAGCGCTGCAAGACTTCCTTGCGACTGCTCCGGCAAAGCCACACCACGAATTGTGTTGATCAGGCTATTACTAGCAACGTCAGCCTTTTCAAAATCAAACAACTCAACTGGTTTAACCTCAGTCCGGCTGATCTTTGCAAAAGTCCCCTCACGATCAAAGAAATCCTGTACAATCGAAGCTTTGAGCTTCCGCTCGGCGATTGATACAGCAGGAGCTTGAAGCTCATTCGCCAGAGCCTGAAGAGCAGGAGGAAGAAGCTGAGTCAGCATTTCCTTGCGCTGTGCTTTGATCTGTGCTAACTGTGCATCTCCATCAAGAACAATCCCATGTGTGATTGCCATGCGGACGATCAGATAGTCAGCACTCTTCATGATATAAGAAAGCCTATTCACAGAAATCGAAACCATAGCAGCAATCTGTGGTCTTGTGAAACCAGCATTCTCTAAGCGAGAGATATTCTCTAACCTACGTTTCGCCTTGAAGTGATGACCTTTTCCGGCGCGCTGACCTAAGCGCCCTGTCTTTGGACTAATAACCCCACCATAGTGTAAAGGATTCGTCACAGTACAAGCCGATGCAGGCAAGTTAGTGCCATAAACCGGCACCTTCTGTGGCCCGACGTTCTGATTGTTAGTTGTCATCTGCTCCCGTCACTCCGGCATACTTCTTAAAATGTGCTCTGACTGCCTGCCTCAGTGGGCTAGGATCAATATGAACTACAGCCTCGCCCCCAGGCCGGAATCTCGAAGGCTCTTCAGCTGCTTCGCTGCTTCGCTGCTTCGCTGCTTCGCTGCTTCGCTGATCCATGTTCTTGAGTATACTCCTGCGCGCTTGCGCTGTCAAGCGTCGTAGTGGCTGTTTTTGTGGCTAAGATGTGTGTGCACACTTAGAATTTGAATTTTTCCATATTTTTTATCGTGGTGTCCCCCAGCCATCTCATACTAGGATAGATTTTTTGAGGCGGAGCACGAAAGCAGACTGAGCCGTCGATACAGGACAATGAACAGGATACAGGACAATGGACAGGATGAGTCTGGAATGAGAGTGAGTGAGGGATTGTATCAGAGTGGGTGATGGATTGAGTGTGACAGGTGATACAGTGGGATGTATCGACCGTCACAAGGGCAAGACTGAGTCTGAGGTATGATCAGTGTGTAAGGAAAGACATAGCAAGGCTGGGGAACAGCCCAGCATTGCTCGGAGTGGCTCAGGCCACCTGTACAGGATACAGTCTAACGGCGCAAGCTGTAAGCTGTGACAAT